TCTGGTTCGATTCGATTATCATGATGCCAATTATTTAGGCTTTGTTCATTTAGCTTGTATCGTTATTTTGTTGAGAAACTATTTTTGAGATAGCTTCTAACAAAAATTGATAATACTACGACTGATTCAGGCGAAACTTTCCGAGTGGATTTTACAGACAATATTATTCAGGAAGAAGATGTTCACGATATTACAGATTTAGTAACTCGGATAAGAAATGCCGTATGCCACATTTCAAGCAAGATACGAAACATTAATGAACCGCATGTTAAACACGGTGAGATACAATTCGTGCTTAATATTGTTGCAGGAAAAAACCGATTCAGAATCTTTGATTTTGAAATTGAGTGTGAATTTGAAGATGATTTAGCTTTTTACTATGGAATACATAGAATCTACCTTAGGCGGCATATCTACCGCGCCTTTTACGAGGCTATAGATATTCTAGAACCGCTACTTGGGATGTCTTTTAAGAACAAGTCTACGTAGTTCGTCAAGTAATCCTTTTTCGCAATAATCAACAAGTCTTTATTCAATTCTATTTGCTTGTTGGTCATTGTTATAGGTGTCAATAATTTCAAAAACCTCAATAATAAAATCATCAAGAATGTCTGGATCAGCAGCATCCTTCAGCTCTATTGAGTTAGTGTCTGTTTTCTGATTTGTCTCAAAACGGCTTAAACTTGTCTCAAATGTCTGTCTCATAAGCCTCTTTTGCAACAAAGCCTAAAATCTCAAAAACGCTTGGTTTTTGAGACAGTTTATTTTGTTCGTTTTTTGTTGCTTACTCTCTTCTTCTTAATCGACTCGCCCTGGTATTGATCTTATTCTTGCGAGCTTCGATTTCTTCCAAATATTTATTGATTTCCCTTTGCTGCCCTTTGTGGATAATGGCGCGGTGTTCGTCGGTTTCAGCCTGTTCGAGTGCAGCGGACGAAAGCTCCGGTTTTTCATGGCTTAAATAAACTTCAACCTCTTCGGCTTCGGTCAAAGGCGTGTTCTCAAAAGCGGCATCATAAAAGAGCATCATAAGCGCATTTCCAAAATCATCATTAGCTTTTAAAATCTGGTCGATTTGCTCGCCGGTTTCGGTAAGTTTCGGCGGTCTGGTTCGCCAGTTCTTCATTTGATAGCGAAACAAATCATGATCGTGCAGCTCATCCGGTTTCAGAGCGGCAGCCGGTTTGAGTTTATGATCCGGCACGACCAGAAACATTCTCGTATATCCGAGTTTGTCCGGGCGGAACGGATGCGGCAGGGTTTTATCAATTTTGAAAGCGGCGTCAATAAAATCAATCCCGCCGTCGGCGCCCGGATTCACACCGATGAAACCGAATCCGAAACAATCGTTGTAAATGATGCGCTGCGCCGCCGCTTCATGGCTCATGCGTGAACGGTTGATTCTCCAGCTTTCGAGCAGAGGTTTTGAGAACTTGGGAACGAAAGAAGCAATCGCCTTGCGCGTCGCTTTGATGTATTCGGTCGTTTTACCGATGAATTTCCCGACATTTTCCCTGGTCAAAGCCATTTTGATTATTTCCTGCCAGGTATATGCTTGCGCCCCGATCTCGACAGTCGGTGAAAGACAATTCAAAATTCGCTCGGCAACAGTTTCAGGCTGAACGTCTTCCTCGAACGACATCGGATGAAAAATAAACTGAAATCCCGGAAGGGGCGAATTCTGCGGCGAAGTGGCAAGGAACAGCGCGACATTGGCGTGAAACTCGGTTTTTGTTCGAGCCCAATCGTGCGCGAGGTCTTTGTACCAGTATTTCGGCATTCCCCGGACGCCGAAAACCTTCTCAAATTCGGATTCGGTAATGACGTGAATCGAATCGTCGTAATTTTTGAGGAGAAGACCTTCGCGAGATTGTTCAACTTCGTGCTGGCATTCCCTGAGAAACGCCGGCAGACCGATGCGGTTGATTTCATTCTGGCACGCTTCGATGTCGAAATAATCCCAGGTCGGTGTTCCTTCGATGATGATGTCGCGAACAATACCGTTAACCGTGCGAATTTCGGTTTTTAATCCGATAATCGCCGGAATCGGCACGGCGGGCATACGATCGGTGAGAACACGCGCTTGTCCGCTGTGGATTCGATACATGATCGAGTAGCGGTTGATTAAATTCTGCGCGAAAAACGTGAGCGTCCCGTGCGCGCCCATCGGCAGAATTTCAGTTGTGAATAATTCGAAATTCTTTTTCGCGATGACCGGCGAATCCGAACGGTCGTCAATGTCATCGGGAATCATCATTGTCGGGCGAATGTCGTCATGGTTGCCGCCCGCCAAACCGGACTGCAGCGAACCGAAGTGAAAAACATAGCCCGCAGCGGTATAAAAAAGAGTCGCTTTCCAGCCGAGCGAGCGCCCGCCTTCTTCATTTTTTCTGACCTGGGATAACTGCGGAGCGTGTTTGCGGACCGGCTCGGACTTGAGAAGTAAATCTATAGTTTTTGCGTGAGATTCGGTTTTCTTGTCGGTGCCGGAAAAATAAAGACAATAGCCGCCCTGCCCGTAATACAGCGACAAAATGGCATCAACGACGGCGATTCGGCGCGCTAAGGTTGATTTCATGTGCCCGCGCGAAAATATCGGAAAATAAGAATAATATTTCGGTTTTTGCCCGCGCAGAACGCGATGCCGACTGATCCAGTGCCATTTAATCGCGCGGATGTGATGCGGAGCAAGACGCGCAACAAAAGGTTTTTCTTCGGTGTCGAACAGCTCGGAATAAACCGCGCGCCAGCCTTTTTTAATAAGCTCGCGCATTTCCGCCGAAACGGTCGGTTTGATTTTTACGACTCCCAGACGCTGATTGATCGGCGCGTATCGCTGCAGCGCGTATTGCTCTTCGGGCGTCGGATTGTAATTTGTGCCGGCGAAGGCGTTGCCGCCCGCCAGTCCCTGCTGCTCGAACATCGGGTTTTATTGAATCAATTCGGTTGCGAGTTCCTGATGAATTTCGGGTTTGAGCGTAACGCCGAAAACGTTTAGATAAAGCCGCAATTCTTCCTCGTATGTCACGCCGCGCTCCTTTGCGCCGGCTTCGATCTGTCGCTTGAGCAATTGCAGCTCGTTGTAGTCCTGTTTATCGGTGAGAACGCTCTTTTCGGTGTATCCGCGGCGTTTGGCTAAAGTTTTCAGACCGAAAATAACGGCGGTTGCGCCGACGGCATTGTTCTGCTGCGCGAGCTCCATCAAACGACCTTCGAAGAAATCCAGTTTCCGCTCCTGCGGCTGCAAAGCCTTCAAACGTTCCTGAAATTTTTTATTGACGCGGGAGTTTGATTTAATCCAGCGGTAATAAGTTATTCGTGAGATTCCGGCGTATTCGCAACTGGCGGAGATGTTGCCGTAAGTCTTCTCGAACGCATATAAAAACAGCCTTCTCGTGGAACTCGGTTTCGCGTTGTCGCCGCCTCTCCTTTTTTTAGGAACGTTCTGTAACATCGTTACATCGTTTTTTTTCTTTTCGTTCGAAGATTTATTGGGTTTTCTGCGTTTTTTGCCTGCCATATTTTTTGAGTGAAAAACAGAAAAAGCGACACATCTGAGATTGAAAAATCTCGTCTGTATCGCTTCTAAAATTTGCTGTGGGCGTGGTGCCCGGAATTAGTTTAATGCAAATTCGCAGAAATTCAACGGAAAGTTCACCCTAAATGTGTCTTTACGCGCTTACATAATGAATTCTTCCAGCGTTCCTTCGCTTTCTTCTGTAATTTCAGATTCTTCGTAACCAAAAACGATTTGTTTACCGAAAAACCCTTCATTATTGACAGGACCCGACATACCGACTGCTACGATTTTATGTCTGGTCATCGGAACGGATTGGTGATAGTTTTTATTTTTTCAAACATAAGATTTTCTGCGAAAATTTTCAGCATTAGACTAAAATAGAATTAATAAAATTTCAAATTTCGCCAATCATCGTTTCTTCTCCTTTTTGGCTTTTTCATCACACCATATCCATCCGGCAGCAAAACCGATTGCGCTGCCGACGAAATAGGCGATTGAAATATAAAATTCGAGCGGCATTGTTTTCTCTTCTTTATTGGCTTTGTCTTAATTTTATGATTTCTTCGTGACATTTCTGACAAACTATAAAATCAGCCGATAATCTGACGCCGCCGCCCTGCGGTTCCTCTCCGCAGTTTTTGCAGGCTTCGGCGCTCGTCTGCGGCGGCTTTTTGCAATCCGCGCAAATAAAATTTTCGTCAACTTCTGCCGGTCGGTCGCATTTGCGGCAACGATTGATAGGCTTTTCTTCGGGCGGCTCGCCGGCTTCGAGTCTGCGGCTGGCAAAGGTGGCGTTGTGCTGCTCGATTTTTTCGTTTTTTCTGACACGGTGCGCTTCCGGTCGGCATTCATGACACGGCAAAATCATGTCTGTTATACCGGAAAAGGCATATTCAACAATCGGCTCGCCGTCGATGTGGTTATTTCTGAAACTGCACAATTCAGCAGGCTTGTCCTGAGATTCCGGCTGAGTCGCGCGCGATCTTTGCAGCAAAATCCATTCGGTAACGAGTTCTTCGGCGGTGATGTGATACGGAACCGATTTGCCGTCGGCTTTGAGGCGCGCCCTGGTGACTGTCGCCCGCCGATAACAGCGCTCGTATTCCTCGACCGGAACAGCTGCCGCGCCTAAAATCTCCAGAAAAACGGCGATCAGCTGCATCCGGTCTTTCTTTTCCTCTTCGGTCTGTTCCTGCGCCAGATTCCAGCCGATCGAGCGGCGAAAACGATCGATGATATCGCCGATTACTTCGCCTGCGTTGAGCTTAGGTTTTGAAGGCTTCTGTCGGGTCAAGCCCGTCGAACGCCGAGTAATCTCTTGATCGGCTGATTTCGAAGTTAGTCGGCTTTCTTCCGCCATTTGCGCTGCCGTTTCCGGCACTGTGCCCACTGCTATTCGGTTGAATTTTTCCATATTTCACAACCCCGTTTGCTTGTAACTGCTTCGCCAGGTATTTAAAATAACGATTGATGAATTTCTCGGTTTCTTCCGGTTTTTTAAAAATCCGTTCGAATTCGTTGTAAAACGTGTGCGTATTATCCGGGTCCCGCGCCATGTGCCAATCGCTGTGATAGCAGCCGAGAATCGCCCGGATGCAGTCAGAGTAGCCGATTGACGCGAGAATCTTCTTTGCCTTCTCATTGCGGTCTTTGGTGAAAACAGAGCGCGGCGAGCGCATTCGTTTTTTCCAGAATTCGAACAGGCGTTGAGCTTTTTCGGCATCGGTAAAATTTTTCTGTTTTTTTGCCGGCTGCTGAGATTTAGAATCGAAAGATTCGTTAGAATCTTGAGATTCTTGCTGGTAAAGGCTGGTATTCCTTATATAGCAGTCTAAATTTTTAGACTTTTTAGTCCAATTTTTTAGACTGACTCCGCGTTTGAAGTCTAAAAATTTAGACTTTTTAACTTTCGAGTCTAAATTTTTAGACTGCCCGTTTTGCTTTAATTCTTTCAACGCTTCCTTTGTTTTTGAGTCTAATTTTTTAGACTTGTTGACCGGCGAAAAATCCCCGACCAGAGGGCGAACGCCGCCATCGGTTTTTTCGATCCAGCCGCCCTCAATAAGTTCCTTCTGAACGTTGAATTTGGTCGCCCTGCTCCATTTATATTTCTCGGCGCACTCGTCCAGCGTTTTCGGCGCGATACCGGTTTTATGATTGCGGAAGCGGCAGAAATACGAGTAAGCAAGCTGCGATGACGGCTGCAGCTCATCGTACCGGTCTAACGCCTCATCTGGAATAAATGCCATAAATTAAAAAATTTCGTATCCAAAACCTTCCACTGCAAAATCAAGCCAATTTGCTTGCTCGGCTAATTCCTCTGATTGCCGGATTTTTTCTTCCGTCTGCAATTTCCGTTTGTAAAAATCACTTTCTTCATAATCAGATTTCCCGGTCGTAAGTTTTTTAGCCTCGTAAAAATAGCAACTGATATTGAATAAATCTTCTTCAGTTAAATTGAACCATTCGCCGCGGATACGTTTATCAGCGTAGGTTTTGTGCAAATAGGAGTTCTTTCAATCTTCTATCATTGAAATTGGAAAGGTCAGTTGAGCCTAAATCGCCGGGTTTTGATAGCCGAGTCGCTGAAAGCAAGGCTGACTTTTCCAATTCGTAATGTTGTATTCGCCTCCGGTCATAAACTGCCGTTCGGTTCGTTTCACAATAAAATCGACTAAATCCAACCTTGTTCGTCTTCGCCCAATGCCTCGAACTGCTCCGCCATGCGGTCAATAACAGGAATAATTGCTGTGTCGTTTTCGCCTTCCGCACGTTGTTTGCAAACAATCGCGGGTGTAGGGATCAGTTTGAAAGCGGTTTCCCAATCATCGGATTTCCACTCATCACGACGTTTCCGGGTAACATTGCAGGCGTCGAGAATGACAACTGGATGACCTGCGAGAAACAAGGCTTTGACCATCGCCCGCACGGTCGCCCAAACGAACGGTTCGGCTTCAGCGATAAAACGCTGACCGTGAATCGCCAGACGAACGGAATCGGGATTGACGATCGGAACGTTTTGGGTGCTCGCCCAGGTTGATTTTCCTGACCGCGGCAAACCGACCGTGCATATCAAAATATTTGCTAAAACTTTTGGCACTCTACTCATCTTTCTATATCTCCCCGTTTCTTTCCTTCCATGCTTTTCTGAAAACAACCGGAAAACCGTGCTTTAGAATTTTGCGTTTCCGTTCGTAGCCGATTTGTTCAGATAATAGTTTTTTCGTCTCGGGCGAAAGCTCGTCATAGCAGCCAATGCAAAACGCCTGATTCTGGTATTTCGGCGCGCCGCAGATGCATTTCCCATTTTTGAACAGGTGAAAAATATCGGCGTTTGTTAAGCGATCGGCGATGTTAACGGGCATATTATTTTTTCTGCTTTGTTCTGCGCTGAATTTCCCTGCTGATATACCAGGCAGCCTTTTCCAGATCCTGAATTCGGTCATCGAAAGGCTTCCCTTGGCTTCACCATTAAAGCGAGTGCGGGCGATGCCGTATTTTTGAAAGCGGACGAAAGTGCCGTCCGGTTCGACGGTTTTGTAAACGGTTCCGGTTTCGTCCTGAAAATAAGCGTTTGTTCCGAGCCGTTCGTGAAGTTCTTTACAAACCTGCTCGTATTCGTCGTAAAAAGGCTTGATCAGTTCAGCTTTCGTGCGTTCGAGCTGCGCCATATAAACCTTTATTTCTTCGAGGCTCATCACCTTCAGATTTTTTTCCCTTTCAAGTTTGATTGCGTCCATTTCTGCTCCTTTAAAAATTTATTAGCCCAGGATTTCGTCTTCTTCTTCCCAAAGCTCGGTTTGCCGTTCTTCCGGCGTCATCGGGCGAGTTTCAACCAGTTCGAAAGTGTCGGTGCGGATAATCCGGCAAATGTTTCGCTTGGCGTCGAGTTCTTTTTTTACCGGAACGTCGCGCAGTTCCTTGCCGGTTTCGACAACCGTGGCAAGCGTAAAAATCTTGTTTTCGAGCGTTTTGATCTGCCCATTGTAATCGCCGACAATCTTTTTCTTTTCATGATCGAGCTTTGATTTTTCAGCTACAGTGCGCGCCAGTTCTTCACCCTTGGCTTTAACTTCTTCTTCCGTTAACCGGACGTGCAGCTGCTTTGTTAAAATTTTGTTACTCACGATTTATTTCACTCCTTCAAAAATAGGCTTTAGCAATGTTCTGATTGTTTAAATCTGACCATCGAAAATTTTTCGAGGTCGGCAAGAATGATCCTCAAACTGTCGAGCGGGAGCTGATAAACCGGCGCATACGGGATGCCGAGCATTTCGCAATAATGGCGTTGCTCTATTTCTCCCCATTCATTTCCCTCGGCACGATAGATCGAATCGACCAGCTCGCGCGCCTGGCGGAGCGTTTGCGGGTAATCTTCGAGTCGGTCCGGGACATATTCTTTTTTCAGTAATCCGCTCATAAACAGCTCCTGTTACTTTGCAAATAAAACCGAATACCAATCCGCCAGATTGCCGTGAATCGGTATCTCCGTGCCCAGATCAATACAATCGGCGAGCGGGATTGATTTGCGCCCTTTTTTGTAAAGCATCTCGATGTTCGCTGCGTCCACGTAATCAATTTCGAGAAAGAACAACCGGTCTAAATCCGAGAAATAGATCATCAGCCCGGCGAGCGCGCCGCACTCGGCTTTTTTGAGCAATGTTTGAATCTGGTGCTCGGCGACGTTCGAGAGCGGGAAGCTTTTTCCGGTTGTTTCCTTAGCGTCGAACGTGATAAAGCGTCCGCTCGGCGCGACTACACCGGCGTAATCGACGTCGGACTTTTTACGCTTGATGTAGCGGGCGTTATTCGTTACGGCGACGATATCCGCGCGGTTGTTTCGCAGCGTGTTGTACTGGCTTTGCGACGTATAAACCCATTCGACCGGATTTTTCTCAATGTTCGCCTTTTTCTGCACGGCGTAAACCGAATGCGTCCGGTCGAGCAGATCTTCCAGATTGCGACCGAGATGCGCGTGATTGGCGCGGTTTGTTCCGGGTAATGTGGGCTGTTTCATGATTCCTCTGAAATAACTCTGAGTTTTACTTCCAGACCGCTCGCTGTTTCGATAGCTTCCTTAACATTCGCTATTACATCGGCTTCGAGCTGCTGCGGCATAGCGGCTGATTCGGGAATTACAACGGTGGCTTCCAATGCGGGCTTTTGAAATAAAGCATTCGGCAAAGACAAATTTTATTTAATGGCAATTTCATTCCATTCCAAAGCAGGTTTGTTCTTTACCGTGCGAACCGTGCCGTTGCTGTTAACTACCAAATAAAAACTGACGTTCATAAAACCCTCCTCTTATTTATTGTTTGCCCGAGTAAATCCCGCGCGCTGTTTAACCCGGGCAAATTTGGGCGAAGTAAATCGGTGTTGACGTAATCACGCAATTCCCTTCTTTCCTGTCAAAAGAACAACGCGGGCAAAATTAAACCAATGCCGTTTCTGCGGCTAAAAATGAAAAATCGTCGCCGGCTTCAGCCTGCGTAATCGTCAACAGTTCGCTGACCAGCTGGCGGATTTTGGTTAATGTAAAAAAGATCTCCATCCGGTTGACCGTCACATAGGCGCGGATCAACTGCGTTTGAAGCGCCGTCATTTCTTCGTAAACCTCAAGAAAATCCCGCTTCGGTTTGTAAGCCCGGTTGAACTGCTCGCGCTGCTGGCGGCGGAGCTCGGCGGCGAGATCGAAACTTCCCTGCAGGTATCCTTCGACAAGCGCGCCGCGGCTTTCGTCGCCGTCGGCGAAGGCATACGAGAAATAAAGATCCGTCAGGCGCTCCAGCCGG